ATGACGTATACACAGACGATTTTTACACGAATTGTCCGGTAGCCAACTACTATTACAGTAATGATGGTAGATACCTCATAGAAAAAGGACAGACCTCTGTATATGGTAAGACATGGAATGTTAAGCCACCTATCAGCAGCGATGACAATATTGCAAAGGCATCTATGCCTTTTGCTTATACCGCATATCAGCTACCGAGTGACGCGCCGGTACGTCCTGCAAACTCAGCCGTGACTATTGCCTACGGCTTGGAAATTAAATGGTAAAGGAGTGATTATAACATGGCAGATACCAAAATATCCGAGCTTGCCAGTGCTACTGCCCTTGCGGATTCTGACGTCCTCTGTGGTGTCAATTCCGGCAGTACGAGAAAGTTTTCTCTGTCGCGTATCCGTGATTTCTTTGCAAAGACTTTTGACGGATCTTATGCGGCAAAGGAACATACGCACAACAAGCTCTCCAACGGAGCGTATGAGGTCACTATCCCCTCTACGATTAAGAAGAATGACTCCTTTATGCTCCAGTCTGAAAAGACGGCTGAGAATATCAGCTACAACAATAAGACCTCTAAGCTCATGGCTGAGAATACACAGACAGCCATTGACGAGGTCGCGCACACTGCCTCAGAGGCAAAAGAAACGGCAGACGCGGCAAAGGAAGTCACGGACAAAGCGGTTACCACAGATGATGTGGGTAAGGCTTCCGGCGTGGCTGGACTTGATACATCGGGGGTAGTCCCGAAAGCTCAGTTGCCTACATTCGTTACGGGCGTTTCCGTAACTGTAGAAAGTATGACTATCTGCTTTTCAGTGGATAAGTCAAAATAAATTCAAGGAGGGATAAAACCTATGACAGCAGTAAGCACAAGACCTATTGGAAAGCGCGAGGATGGTAAGCAGATGGTTGAGGCGGTTATCATCGCCGATGAGACACCTGCTGAGCTTCCTATCACGGGAGATGGTATTTCCGGTATGAGCGTTGATGATTGCTTTGCTCCATTCTCTGTACTGTATGTAGTCGGAGAAGCAGAAAACAAAGTATACATCGCGAATGAATCCGGTACATTTATCGCGCAGTAACTAAAGGAGGATTTACAGTATGAACAGTTTAGCGTTAATAGTCATGTTCTACAACCTGGCTAAACAGTACGCAAAATCCTACGCCGACAAGCTCTTAGGCAGAGTGGCTACTGGTTTTAACTGGCTGGGTGCCGTTAAATACTACTCTGACTTGCCAGCCTCAGCGAATGAGGGCGACGCGTACACAGTTATGTATACCGGTTCAAGCGGCACAACCGTTGATGGCACAGAATACGCATGGGGACAGCTTGACGGCACAGCTCAGTGGATCCCGGTACGAACTAAAGGCGATACCGGTAGTCCGGGCGCAAAGGGCAACCCTGGCGCGCCAGGCAAAGACGGAAATCCGGGCGAACCGGGAGCTGACGGCTACAGCCCATCTGTTACCGTCACAAAGTCCGGTAAGGTAACGACAATCTCTGTTACTGACAAGGACGGCACCACCACAGAGGAAGTGCTGGACGGTAAGGACGGGGAAAACGCCGGGAAGATCGACCTTATCAAAGTCAACGGCGAGGCTCAGGCTATCGATCCTGAGGACAAGAGCGTTGACATTTCTGTCCCATCTGTAGAAGGACTGGCATCTGAGAACTTTGTCACAGATGGATTTGTGGCAAAGGAAGCAGGCAAGGGGCTTTCAAGCAATGACTTTACCACAGAGGAAAAGGAAAAGCTCAAAGACCTTGAAAACTACGACGATACAGCACTCTCAAAGAGAGTAAGCGACAATGGGGAAGCGATTGACACCTTAAACGGCACAGGTCCGGGAAGCGTATCAAAGACAGTCGCGGATGCTATCGCTCAGGTCGTCGCAGATGCACCGGAGGACTTTGACACTCTCAAAGAAATATCTGACTGGATTTCTGGTCACTCAGACGATGCTGCAGCTATGAACTCTGCCATTCAGCAGAACGCAACCGATATTTCCAACCTGCAGAAAGAGGTTGCCAAAAAGGCAAACTCTGATGAGGTCAACACTGCACTTGGTAAGAAAGCCAATGCAGAGGAAGTCAATGCGGCGCTGGCAAAAAAGATCGGAGTTGTGGCAGGTGCTACACAGGGCGGTGTTCCGGTGTTTGATGAGAATGGTGGCTTATCCGATTCCGGTGTTAAGCCGTTATCAGTCAGCGTGTCAGATATGACTATCTGTTTCACAGAGAATTAGGAGGTAAACAATGGAATATAACGACAGCTATAAGGTAGGCACTAAGGTATACTACAATGTCGGGGTTGATGGGGACCGTACCTATCCCGGTGTTGACCTTACTGTCAAATTTGCAAGCGAGATCAAGAACTATTCAGATGAATGGGCGTGGATCAAAGCAAGAAAAACAGCCGGTAATTATGCCGGACTTCATGTAGGCGACTACATCCCTATTACTTGCAACAACGGTTATAAGCTCAATGCTCAGATTGCAGGTATGAACACATACACCGGATATGCGGATCAGGAAGTCGGAAATCATATCGACTTTATCTGTAAGGAGCTGTGGAATGATCTTCATGTAATGAATAAGATCGATTACAACAATGGTAACGCGAACAGCCCTAACCCGTTCCTTGCGTCAGATTTGAACTACTGGCTCAACTCTATGTCCGGTACGGTACCGAACAGCAAGACGGATCCGGCTACTACTGTTGAGGTTGATTACACGGCAGGCGGTGTTCTCTATTATCTGCCTGATAAGCTCAAAAATCAGATCATCACAAAGAGAGTTCTGTTGCCGAGCAGATATACGGCCGGCAGTGTTCTCACACAGGATAACTCATGGGCTTGGCAGTCTACCGGTAAACTCTGGATCCCATCTGAGGTTGAAGTGTATGGTATGACTTGCTGGGGCAACAGTGGATACGGCGCCGGTGGGTTTGTACAGTATCCTATTTTTATCGGAAACATGAACAGAGCGAAAAAGCGTTGTGCGAGCAAAGACCGCTACAGCTGGTGGTTGCTTTCCGCGTATGCTGGCAATTCTACTTCTTTCGCTTATGTCGCCAGCCGCGGGCATTGCGACAACGCCTCTGCCACCCCTACCTGGATCGCGGCGCCCGTCTGCTTCCGAATCTAATAAATCTTTTAGAAATCCGCCAGCTTGCTGGCGGTCAGAGGCAAAAGCTATATGAGTAACGTACTTGAAAGACACCGCGGCATATCGGAGATGGACTTCTATGTCACTGCTATTAACATCCGGCATGAGCTTACAACTTTCCTCATGCGTGAAAAGAATGTACCTAAGCGGTGGCGCTCTGTGTATACATACCCTGTCATAAATCTGTCACAGGCACAGATCGACCTTATCATAAAGGCAAACGGCGTATTCGCATTTAAGCCTGAGCAGGTCGAGTACCGCAAGGCTTTACAGAGAGAATGTATCGCATACTGCGATATTATCTTTGAGAGGCTGCAGTCAATGATGGTGGATTTATGGTGGGACGTGCTACACAGACCGGATGACGATTCCGACAAAATCCGCATACAAAAATTTATAGACAACATGGGTAAGCTCTTGGTCTTTGAAGAAGATAGACTGAGACGCTGGCGCAACTCAACAAAACTGCTACGGAGAAAACAATCTCCGTAGCTTTTTTACCGGTTATGAACTGCATAAAAAGGACACCGCTACAACTGGTGGTTGCTTTCCGCGAATGCTGGCAATTCTACTAATTTCGCGAATGTCAACAACAACGGGAATTGCAACAACAACTCTGCTACCAATACCTGGATCGCGGCGCCCGTCTGATTCCATGAATGTTATCTGATTCCATGCAACTATTGTACGGGGCTAGTATAAAGTAGGCATTTTCATAATGCAGAAATCAAGACCCCTTGAAAATTTTTTATTTTATGGAAGGAGGACATAACCGTCCTACAGTGAAAGTAGGTAAATATATGCCTTGACGCGGTTGGCCGGACGCTGCTTGCATGGTCGGGGATGGCGATAATATACGCTGAATGGAATCCAGCTAAGTACCCGATTGCATGACCATTACCGCAAAGAAGAACACAACGCGCCCCTACAATAACACTTCGCGAGGTATTTATCTTTATGAACAGTGAGGAAAGACATCAAGCCCGTTATGAACGCCGTAAGGCACAGAGGGAACGGGTAAGACGTGAGAAGTTGGCTGAGTTTGATAACTTTGAACGAATCGCGGATGTCAACTCTCTCATTCGAGCAAATTTCGACTCCCGGAGAGGAGTCATGTGGAAAGCAAGCGTCGCGAGATACAATATGCACTTCTACAAAAACGCAGTAAAAGCACACTATGACCTCATGGCAGGTAAGAACGTCCACAGTGGATATTATTCTTTTGGCATTATAGAGCGAGGTAAGGCAAGAGCCATTCACAGCCTGCACTACTCTGAGCGCGTTATAAGGAGATCTGCCTGTATCAATTCACTGGTGCCGATACTGTCAAACAACTTAATTTACGACAATGGCGCGAGCCTTAAAGGCAAAGGCGTTAAATTCAGTGCTGACAGGTGCGAAACGCACTTGCACCAATATTTCCGTAAACATGGTAGCAATGAGTGATATATCCTCATAATTGATTTTAAGAAATATTTTGACAACATACAGCACGAACCATTGTTTGAGATTATAGACAAGAGCTTTACAGATGAGCGCATACGGTTCTTTGCAAAAAGCTGTATCGCTACAACCGATGCAGACAAACCTCCAGAAGAAAGAGGCAAAGGACTGTATATAGGTCCAGAGGACAGCCAGATATATGCCGTCGCATATCCAAATAGGATTGACCACATTATTAAGGACCAATGGCGCATACATCCGTATAACAGATATATGGATGATTCATATATCATTCACGAAAGCAAAGAGGCACTTATCCAAATAAGAGACGCACTCTTTGCAGAATACCGCAAAATGGGAATTATCCCAAATGAGAAGAAAACCCAGATTGTCAAATTAAGTCGCGGTTTTACTTTTCTCAAAACTAAGTATTTTCTCACGGCTACTGGTAAGGTCATCCGTAAATCAGACCATGACAGCATAGTCCGGGAGCGCCGGAAGCTCAAAAAGCTAAAGCGCTTCTACGACAATGGAGAAATGACTATCCCACAGATAGAGCAGTCCTATATGTCATGGCGTGGCTACATTTTACAAAAAGATGCGTATGATTCTGTTAAAAGTATGGACGCACTTTTCTTTGACCTGTTCCATACAAAGCCATGGAAAAATAAAAAGAAAAAATCAAAAAGGAGGGTTCAGAATGGACGAAAAAAGACAGTTTATTCAGGGAGAAATCAACGCCCGGAAGTCATTGCTTGCTGATACTGATTACAAATGTATGAAGTATTCAGAGGGCTGTCTGACAGATGAGGAGTTTGCTCCTGTGAAATCCCAGCGCGAGAAATGGCGTGCTGAGATTAACGAATTAGAGGCTGAGCTTGCTGCTTTGCCGGATGAGAAAGAATAGGCTACACAGGAAGGAGAACAACATGGATCCTATGACATTGATTGTTGCTATGAGTATCCCGTCCGGCATTACAGCCTTTGCTTTCTGGCTCATTGAGCGCAGACTTGCAAAGCATGAAGCCGCCCAGGATGAAAAGGATAAGGCCAGAAAGCAAAATGAGGTTCTTATCATCAAAGGCGTAAACGCCGCTATCGCTTTAGGCGAGGCTACAGCGCGCGCCGTGCAGAGAATACCAGATGCACACTGCAATGGGGATATGCACGCGGCACTTGACTACGCCGGGAAGATTAAACACGATCAGAAAGACTTTCTGACCGAACAGGGAATTGACGCATTATATTAGGAGGTTCGCATGAATCGCAGAAAGAAGTGGCGCAGGCGCTCTCCTATCTCTCTGAAAACTATATACGCTGCAACGCTTGGAAAAATAGGCACGCTGAATCTTATTTTGATTCTGGTCGGTGCCTTTTTTGTTTGGTTCAATGCACAGATGCTTGACATATTCCGAGTGTACGGCGCGATACCCGAAACCTATGCGTGTGCTGTTATCGCAGCCACCATAGGCGAATGCGGTATATGTGGTTGGATCCGCACGAACAAAGACCGTAAAAGGGAGCATGACTGGGAGCGCGCTGACAAAAAGGAAGATAAAACTTTAGAAATGGAGGACACACAGAATGAATCTTGAAATTTTCTTGCTTGGGTTACTTATCGTATCCACCCTCACAGGGCTGGTTACTGAGGCTATAAAGACTTGGTTAGAGGAGCATAAGAAAAACTACTACGCAAATACACTTGCCGGATATGTGGCGGTTGTACTGTCAATCGCCGTTGGCATTGCTTACGTCATCATGGCCGGAGCTGCTGTAAATGCAAAAATGGCAGTTTGCCTTATTGCTCTCATGTTCTTATCCTGGCTCTCTGCCATGGTTGGATACGACAAAGTAATGCAGGCTATTTCACAGTTTAAGACTTATAAGAAATCAGACAAGGAGGACTAATACTATGACTACAGAACAGAAAAATTTTATTGAGAAGATCGCGGCTGCCGTAAACAAGTACAAGGACAGCTACAACATCAAGGTTGCCAGCCCTATTATCGCTCAGGCGATCATCGAATCCGGCTGGGGCAAATCTCAGCTTGCCGCAAAGTACAACAACTACTTTGGCTTAAAGTGCGGTAGCGCATGGACTGGTAAATCTGTCAATATGGCCACATCTGAGGAATATACTCCGGGTGTACATACCAACATCCGCGACAATTTCCGTGTGTTTGACAGCCTGGAGGAAGGTGTAAAGGGGTATTTCGAGTTCATCAATTATTCCAGATATGCAAATCTCAAAGGCGTTACGGATCCTGAGACTTATGTTAAAAACATCAAGGCTGACGGATACGCTACAAGCTCTACCTATGTATCTACTCTTATGAATGCGATCAAGAGCTATAACCTTACTCAGTATGACAATGGCGGTTCGGGCAGTGCTACACAGCCAGAAAAGCCTGCTGCATCTGGCGGAAAGTCTGTAAATGAGCTGGCTCAGGAAGTCCTTGCTGGTAAGTGGGGAAATGGCGCAGACCGCAAGAGCAGACTGGAGGCGGCTGGATACAGCTACTCTGCTGTACAGGCTAAGGTAAATCAGCTTATGAAATAATAAGGTAAATGCCTCTACCATAATCGGAAAAGCCCTGGAGAGTTAATAGCTCTCTGGGGCTTTTTTTTCGTGTTACAAACTCTGTTACAATCGCTGTTACATTTTTTGAATTGTAACATTTTTCTGTTACATTGTTACATTTATGTAACGCAAATTGTAACAGGCATAACGCCAGTATTTATAAGGGTTTTGAGCATTTTGTTACATTGTTACATTTATTTCTAATATACCCTATGAAATAGAGAAAATAGGGGAAATAAAAACGCCTAAAACGCCTACGCGAACGCTCATATACGCGCGTAGAGAAAAATGTAACACTTGCACAGTCAAAAATTTTTTACTTTACCTATTGACAAGTCAAATTTATTTGGCTATAATGCACTCATACAGTTAAATAAATTTGACTGTCGGCAATAGAAACCAAGCAAGGAGGTACAAATTTATGTATTTTACGATTGACGAAAAAGATATTGATACTTTCGTAAACGCCTGTCATGGCGTCATTACCGCACGCGACAGCGATACTCAGGATCATTTAGGAACATTCGCAAATATGGCCGAGCTTAGATCTGAATATCCGAGTGCAGAGGTTGGCAGTGCTACTCCATCGCCAGATGGCATATATGTGTATCTCAACTAAAGGAGGAAAATTACATGAGTTCAAGAGAAGCTAAGCTGGATGTACTTACGCTGGCGGCATTGAGAGGTATTGTTACCCCACTACCGCAAAAGCAGGAAGATCAGGAGCAGATTCTTTCCCGTATGGATAATCTGGGCGATGTAAAACTGTCGCACACTCCAAAAGAAATTATTGAAAAGGCTTTGCGTTTTGGAGAGCAGGACGCAAAACTTACCCACATTGTCGTTAATAGAATTATGGGAACCGACACAGTGATTACCCTTATCATAAGTGACCGGGAGTACCCTATCAATTCTGCTGAGGACCTTGTCACACCAAACGGCGTTATCAGCTATTGTTACAATGCAACTTGTCCGGACTGTAGTGAATTGGGCTACTGCTTTTACGCTAAGCGCAGCGACCGGAATATTCATAGAATTGGGTAGGTGGTATGCGTGGCAGAAAAATACTATCGGCAACTATTACTTATTGGCTACTCTCCCGTGGAAGCACGGGAGGAAGTAGACCGGCTTATTGAATGTGGCGACATAGAGGAGGATCATTATGGCGTACAAGATGATTTTGAACAAAGAGAAGTTTCTTAAAACCGAGTTTGGCGGCGGTCTACAGGAGTGCATTGCTGCATGGGATATGTATCTTACAAGACTTTCCGGGCTTAACTACCAGCCCTCAGGAGAGTATGCAGAGATGCGAAAAGGCGCTACCTGGTGTCAGGCGCAATGGGAAGTGTACAAAGCGGCAATGAAACAGTTTTACAGTATCGAGTATAACTTTACAAGAACTGATAACTATTATGGCGTTTGTACTGAGGACGAAACCGACTGGCTCTTTAAGTGCTATCGTTCCGAGCGGCAATATTACAGAGTATTCCTGAAAGAGCCTACTTGCGTGAGCGGTCCTTTTACCGCCGCGAAAATTGCAAAGCTGGACGAAGAAAGCGACGCGGATTTATTCGGAGTATTTACCGCTGATGAGTACAAGGCTACATTCGGACTGGAGGTGGCAATGCAGTTATGATACACGATTTAACAGAAAGAGCGCCCTGCAATATGGTTATACACTATTCCGTTGACAGCGACACTGATTTTGTAACATACAACGACATAAACGGCAGAGGTAAACAGTGCGCCTCATGCCATGGGTGCAGTTGGTATTCATTGTGTAAGCCAGAAGCGATACCTACCAGCGGCACCCGTATCTATATCAGCGGAGCCATTACTGGAACAGTCAATTACATGGAGCGCTTTGCGGAGGCGGAAAAGCTGCTGACGAAAAAGGGCTACACAGTTATAAACCCAGCAAAGATCAACGCTCAGCTCCCACCATCGACATCTTATGAGGAATATATGCGTATGAGCCTGTTTCTCATGGATATGTGCGATGTTATGTATCAGCTTAAAGGCTGGCAGAATAGCAAGGGTGCAAACAGAGAATACGGGTATGCACTGGCAAAAGATTTTATCATATTCAAGGAGGGCGATTTTGACGATGAGAACACTACTGTTTAGAGGTCAGGGAACAGATGAAAAAGACTGGCACACATGGTATGAGGGCGCGTATGTTCGTATGGATGATACAACCTATTGTTTTTCAGAAGATTATGAGCGTGCGGCGGCTGAGGGCAAGGATCCGCGTCACTATTATATTATTATCGATTGCCCCGGCGACTGGGGCTTACCAAACTCCCACTATAAAGCTGATATTCGACCGGAAACCCTTTGTCAGCATACCGGCAAATATGATGTGAACCGTAAAGGTATTTATGAAAATGACATTGTCGCTGTATGCCATGGTAGTATGCGAGATTTACACCTCATAGAATACAGCTCTGATGCTGCGGCTTTCGTATTTGCTCAGGGTAAGGTGTATACGCGCTTTAATGATTGGGCGTCTGACTGCACTTTTGAGGTGGTGGGTAATAAATTTGACACACCGGAGTTGCTGGCACAGGTACCACAATTTACTCCGGCAGAGTTCATGGCACAGATTGGTAACGATAAGGGAGGTGTAAGCAATGGTTAGAGAGATTACAGGAGATCTGCTGAGCTGTGACGCAGATGTGATATGCCACCAGGTAAATTACTACGGTGTTATGGGAGGTGGTATTGCCGCTGCTATCAGACGCCGTGTATTAACAGATCCTCAGTACAGTAAGTATCAGAGGCTTTGTGCCGCTCATGGCAACAGCCTACTTGGCACAGTACAATATCTCCGCTGTGAGAAGAATAGAGTTATTGCAAATGTTTTCAGTCAGCGCGATATGAGTACAGACTACCCGGCTTTCCGTAAGTGCATGATAGAAGTTCGGGACTGGGCGAAAGAGCGAGGCTACACAGTTGCGGTACCGGGGCGTATTGGCTGCGGAATAGCTGGCGGAAACTGGGATACTGTTAGAGGTATTCTGTATGGCATTTTTGCAAATGACGGCGACTTAATTATTGTCAACTGGGACAAGGAGGCATAGCCATGAATGTATATTGCAATCAGGAAAATTGCGACAGTAATAGAGACGGACAATGCACACGCGGATCCGTAATGCTTACTGATGGATCATGTAGTAACTATCAGGATAGAATCGCTTCATCGGTCACTGAACCGGAACGGGCGATTTATCACATACCACAAAATTTTAAGGAGGCATATTATGCAGGTTAATTTCAGAATGGAAAAGGCAACTAAAAACACTATCAGATTTACAGAGGTTTTGGCAAATGAGCTTGATGCGCCAAAGATCGGTACGCTTTATGTGCCTAAGCAAACTCTTGGTACTATCGGATGGGCTGAGGGTAAGGACCTTGTAATCGAGATTAAGGCAGAATAGGAGGATTGGCAATAATGAAAATTGATATGATGGTTAATGGTAACATATTTTCTTACAACGGAGAGCCTTCTCAGGCATTTGAGGACTCCAGAAACGCATTTATGGAGGCGGCTACTGCCGTTCATGCAATACAGGACTGTGGCTGCACTTGTGAAGCTACAAAGACCAGAGTTAATGTATCGAATATAAAAAGATACATTGCTGGATCCATAGACGACATTATGCAGGACATTAAGGATGGGGTTCTCACGCTCAACATTGGCGATGTAATACCATGTGAGTTGACAGACGGGCAAAGAGTTGTTTTTGAGGTTACGGATATTGACGAAACCGGATACCGTCTGGAAATGAAAGAGCTGCTTAAAACCATGGCGCATACTGATATGCAGAAGTGGTACGATACTCTTTACAAGTCCCTCCTGCCTACTTCTCTGAAAAACGCCATTATTCCTACAAAGCGTAAGTATAAAAAAGATGGCAACGGAGAGCTTGTAGAAGTTCAGGCTATGATCTTTGCGCCGTCTGCCTCCGAGGTATTCAGCGAGGAAGAATTTAACGACAATGATTGGCTTGGAGATAAGGGCGTGTATGAGCAGCTTGATTTTTACAAGGATTGGAGAAACAGAATCAGATGTACGGTTGAAGATGGTAAGCCTAATGGCTGGTGGTTGCTTTCCGCGTGTGCTGGCCATTCTACTTCTTTCGCGCTTGTCGCCAGCGACGGGGATTGCGGCCACTACTCTGCTACCAATACCTGGATCGCGGCGCCCGTCTGCTTCCGAATCCGAAAATCCAAATAAATCCCGCCAGCTTGCTGGCGGCATAAAGAGCTACACAACAGCGCAGAAAAATACCGGAGAGCTTATTGCTTCTCCGGTATTTTCATATCCACCACAAACACATGACTGAACCACATTATACGGGGTTCGTATGTGATTGTTATAGCGGGGCAAGACGCGCAGCATACGAACCCTTCGCCGCGGTCTGCCTTGTCAACTTCATTAAGCGTTATAGTGCCGTCTGAGCCTCCAAAATTAAAGGCTATCCTCAATTTGTCGTCATATACAAATATGGAATTTACAAACACATCTATAAGCCTACGTTGACAATCCCTGTCTTTGTAGTCCAATTTCTTAAACTGCTCCAGAAAGTACAATATGTGGTCCTTTGTAAGTTTGAACCCTTTTTCTATTTCGATCTCAGCCATTGCCTTTTTTATCACAGCTCTTTGATCGTCCAGCTCATCCATACGAGCTTTTGTCATATCATTAAATATTCCGGCCTCAATCGCTTTCATAAGATTGGCTGCTGACTTTTCCACCTTGTCAAGTTCTGCCTGCAGCCCCTTTAGCTTCTCCATGCTCTCATCCTGGGCGAGATAGTATTGCCATGTGTTTTCTGCTATGAACTCCAGCAACTCATCATTCTGTAATATGCCCTGGACGCGCTGTAGTACAATTTCCTCTATCCATTCTTGGCGTACTGGCTTTTTATCACAGGTCTTATCTTTACGCCTCTTAGCACACATATAATAGCTGTACTTGACACCCATTTTACCGAATCCGCTTTCGCCCACCATCGCTGTGCCGCATTTACCGCAAAAGAGCTTGTCCGTAAGAATATAATCTGAATAGCTCCATTTATGCGACGGCATCCGGCGGTTGACTTTCAACAGCTCTTGCACCTTGTAAAAAATCTCTTTATCGACAATAGGTGGTATGACGTCCTCATCTCTGATTATGTCTTTATACTTATACACGCCGATATATTTCTCATTCTTTAGTACCGTTGTAAGACTGCTTTTTGTAAATGGTTTTCCAGCTTTTGTCCTCATTCCGATACTATTTAAGTGGTTAATTATTTCAGATGTTGTACTGCCCTCAGCGTACATATCGAATATTAGCTTTACTGTAGGCGCGGTTTTCGGATCCGGTGCATATCTTTTATGTTCATCCATCATAAGTCCCAGTGGAACATTGCCTCCGATAACCTGATGCTTTTTGGCACTCTCTAAAAGTCCTCTTTGTACGTTCTGTGAGAGCTGTAGACTGTAATACTCTGCCATACCCTCTAAGACACTTTCGAGAATAACACCCTCAGGAGAATCCGGTAAATTCTCAGCGACATACTCAACACGGACTCCATTCTTTTTACAACGGTACTTGTTGAAAGTGATTTCCTCACGATTTCGACCAAAACGGTCCACCTTCCACACAATAATCACACCGAATTGCTTTTTACTGGTATCGGATAACATTTTTTGAAAATCGTCTCTGTTGTCATTACGACCGGTCATAGCGCGGTCTATATACTCATGCACTACTGTATACCCTTTAAGGTCAGCATATCGGTGTCCTGCCGCGAGCTGTCCTTCTATCGACTGCTCCGTCTGGTTATGGGATGAGTACCGGGCATATATAACAGCGAGTTTGCTTATATCGTTCGTAGTTGCTTTCTGTTTTACTTTTGCCATGCAGCGCCTCCTCTCTGCATACGGCTACACACTCAGGCTTTCCAGGTGTGTCCGCAGTTCTGGCATACCGCCATAGTACGATTGATACTCTTACTTGCAGAGATGGTTTTTCCCTGTATTCCTTTATTCCTTTTTCTTCCTAAAATGCCAAAAGTGCAGACCATAAGAAGCCAGCGGAAAAACCACTCCAGAGGCTTCCACCACCAGCCAACACACGCCCAGTATAATACGCCGTGTCTTTTTTCTCTACCAATTTGATGCAGGCTACCGCCCACTGTGCCAGTCTGTGCGACTTGAAAACTTATATTGTTACTACCGCATTTAGGACATACGCAATTTGCCATATCTATTCCTCCTTAAATTTTATATGTATGATCTTTCCTTCTCTGATTATCCTAACTTTTGTTTTGTCTGGTATTTATCCTGTAATAGTAGGCCCTGTATGATCCCCTCTACTTTTATTCTATCGGAGCTGTCGAGTTGGTTATACATTTTAAGTATTTCCGGTATCTGTGCTTTTTCTCTTTGTACATCCGCATCCACCGCTTTGTGAAAATCAACGGCCCTTTTTACATCTCCGTCAAAGTAATCAAGTACCGGTCCGGACATTTCAGCAGCAAGTTCCGGGTTACTGTAATCGGTTGGATCCTCTGTTCTGCCTAAAAGGTAATCACACGATACCCCCAACACATCCGCGATAACTTTTACAGTTTCGCCCTTTGGTGCTGTGTTTTTCTTATTCCATACTGAGATTGTAGCTCTTGTGACACCGAAAGCCTCAGCCGCTTTCTGTGAGCATGGTTCAATACCTCTTTCTGTACATATAGCCGTATATCTGTCGTAGAAATTCATAATAGGCCTCCTCAGTTAAAAAAAATTGACAAAACCTCTTGACAAGTCAAATTTATTTGGCTATA